CGCCCCAGCCAGCAGAGAGAGCGAAGTCGCCAGCGACGAGGGGGGTGCCATTTGCGGCAGAGAAACGTTTGCTCGTAGTAAGACCACCTACCCCGATGTTGCTGGTGAAGTTTACGGGGCGGGTCCACTGCTCGGGGCCAGCCAAGTTTTCCAGGTTGCCGAATACAATCGCTGCTACCCCATTTAGATTGATGGCTCCAACCACTCCACCTACAGCGATGTTTCCAAGAATGACCGTATTTGTGGGAACTGGAGCGGTTGGGTCTAGGTAGATCGCATCCCGATGCGTCGTACCGTAAATGACGTTAGATTCCACAATGCGAGTGGCATTGGCCAGTTGCCCATTTTCCGACCAAACACCGATGCCGGGGTAAGTGCCAGGGGATGATGTGCTCGCGTTAAATATGGAATTCGCAGAAACCTCCGTGCACAGCGCTCCTCCGACATAGATACCGGCCTGACCGGCTTGATAAATTTTATTGTGCCGCAGAGTGTTATCAGTAGCCAGACTAGCGGGGTCTTCACTTCTAATACCGATTCCGTGCCTGCCGGGTGAAACTATAGTGTTGCCCTTTACAATATTGAATGAGACGGTTCCATATAATTCGACACCGGCAGTGCCAACCGGGCCCAAGGCTTGGTTAGTTATTATATTGTCGTGAATCAGATTGAACTGACCCGCAGGCTGTCCAACAACCGAGGAGATTACAATAGACGACTGATTGAAGGCGTCTATTTCATTTCCGTCAACTTCGTTATAGGATGCGCCTGCGCTAAGGTAGACAGCATGACGCCCTTGTCCTGCCGCACCCCAAAAATGGTTCCCCCGGATGATGCTTCGGTAACTAGCTCCTGTAAGCACTCCATATCCAGTGCCGCTGATAACTCCAATCAGGCGCTCGAAGGTGTTGCCCGTGATGTTCCAGTTACTAGAATTCGAGTCCAGTTTCACGCCGTTATTCAGCCCTGTGGTTGCGTCGGGGCCTGTAAACCAGACATTTTTGATTGTGCCATCCGTTGCTGGCGTAGCAGAGGTAGTAAAGATTCCGTATTGTATCGTGGCATCTGTGGTCGCTGCACCTTCCAGGGCAATGTTCTCGAAGCGAGTACGGGCAGTTGCAGTAGTGAAAATGTTGAAGTTCGCGGCGCTAGCCTTAAAAATGCTTTTCCTCCCAATTCCTGTAATTGATACATCGGCTGTGGCTATCGCCTGGTTTACAGAAACCGCGAAAGTGGCATTTCCAACAAGCAAAGTAACAGGCTTGGTAACGCCAGCAAAGATGTTCTGGGTGATAGCCTGCGCGCCTTCCAGCCCGGTTGCATCCACCGTGCCGCCCGTGGCAGGTAACTTGCTGTTGATGCAGTAGGCGATCTTCGCACCTGCGTCCGCACCGGGAGTGTTCGGCGTAGCAAAGCAGACGTTGTTCAACTCCTGAACTTCCCAACCTACATCGCCGCTGAATGCCTCGCTAACATCCGAGATTTCTACGTCCAGTTGCTTGTAGGTTGTGATGTTCGTCCCACTGACCTGAAGATCGTATTTCCCATCCGCAATGTAGAACCAGAATCTTCCCAGCGAATCGGTTGTGGTGGGATTGTCTCGCGGAGCTTCGGCATCGTTCGCATAAAGTGTGGCCAGATTCGCTGTTCCCTGAAGGAACACACTTACCGTAGCCGCACCTACAGGCCGACCAAGTTGGTCTAAAACAACATCTTCAAAGCGGGTCATTTTTTACTCTCAGCCGACGATACGGAGAGCGCGAGTCGGAATGCGAATCAGTTCGGCGTACTTCGGATGCTCGGGAGTGAACAGGGCATTGCACCTTTGGCATACCCCGCGCCAGATGCCATCACTGTTCTGCATCCAGGCAATCGCGGAGGTATTGTCCTCGCGCATGTGAGCGCAGGCTTCCTCACGAGCTTTACGCAGCGCCTCTTGCCGCGTGCGTTCCTCTTGCAGACGCTTGCGGTCGCGCAGTTTGCGTGTTTCGGCTTCTAAATCAACGTAGGGCTTCTTCGCCTCCTCGATGACTTTGGACAGGATGACTGAGAGGTCTTCCCGTGTCACCTGTATGTTCTCGGCAGGCGATTCTGCTTTCTTGATTTCGGTCATGTTACCCTCTTATTTATCGGATTGATCTGAGGGGACGGGTTGTTCAGCCGCCCCACTCAGTTTTTCTAGCCAGTAAAGCACTTCCTGTTGAGCACCAAGACAAGCGTTAAGGAGCGCCCATCGTTGCTTTTCTACTTCGGTCAACTCGGCAAGACGTTTTTCAAGTAGTTCTTTGGTCATAGAGTCTCCATTTGATTATGCTTACGATGGAAGTGTGGTGGAGCAATACACCGCCGTAGGACTGTCATTGTCGTGCAACAGATAGTTGACTACTCCATCTGAGCCTTTGAATGACATTAAACAAACTATGTTTCCAGTCCGTGATGTGGGTCAGTGACAGCCGAATCCTATAACTCTTCGACTTCGAGGTAATCGAGATAGGCTTTGTTACCGGCGTTCGATCCTGAGAACCCTCCGGTCGCAGTGAAAGCAATCTCGGCAGCTGGATTGGCTGCTGGAGCAGCAGATAGGGCTATCTGGGCTACCGCAGTACCCAAGGAAGCTCCCTTGAATATGCCACTCACTATCAGAGCAGTCGCATCAACGGAGAAAGTTGCCTCTAACCACCATGAACCGCTGGCGGTGTTGTAAGCAACTGCGCCAGTTGTGGCGATAGTGGTATTGCTGCTGATGGTTGTTGACTTGCCCAAGTCGATGTTTGCAGTGAAATTAACAGTTGTGCCGCCTGTCACTCGACCGCCAGCCCGCACTTTGAACATGCGAAACTTAGAAGTGGGAACAGGAGACACAACAGCATTTGCCTGAACCGCATCAGCCCCAAGGAACTGAAACTCAGAGGCACTAGAAACCCCCTGAACAGCCCCCGGAAGCGTGTTGCAGCGGGCAACTGTGTTTGTGTTGTACATTGATTTGTCCTAACTAACGAAGGGTCTGGTGTATTGCAACCAGCGTTTTGCGACGGTTCCACTTGCTTCATCGAAAGCAGCAAGCACGTCTTCAATCCGAAGAGCGCGTTGCTGAATCAGACGCAAGAGAACAGTGCGCCAGCCGCGTTGCTCTTTGATAGGCAAGTCAGCGGCGTCGGTGAGAACGATACTGAACTCCGGCAGGATTGTCTTGGGGAACGCTGCCAGGAATTCTTTATCAGGGTCATCGGGTTGCTTTGGCCTCTTGTACCGATAGAATCCGCAATGCCCTGGCATGTTGATTGAATCCTCAACCCACAAGGCCGGGTTGATTTTGCAGACGCGACGAATGAGTTCGACAAACGATAGAGGATGCCCAAACCGTGTCTTTGCATCTTTAAGTTCCTCGTGATCAGCGAGGCGGTATACCTGCAAACGACGGTCGGTTTCCTCAAAGGCCCGTAGAAGCGCCTCTTGCGGGCTTAATAGTTTGTCGCCTAATCGGTTAGGGTTTGTTTCGACCAGCATTACTTTTCAATAGTCGGCGCAAGCCTTCTATCGTCCAAACTGTGAAGAACATCGCTGCGGCCAATGCGACCCACACCGAAAGTCCTAGTTTGGCGACTTCCCAAAAGACCTGTTCGACTTCCACGACGACCTCGGAAAATTAGAAAAGGCAAGCGGCGACCGCCAGCCCAACTCCTTCCACGCATGGTGGATGAGCTAAATTGAGGGTTGATTCGCTCAACCCCCGAAAGCGGTTGAACTAAGCGATGGAAGCTTCGGACTTAATACGGCGGAGAGTCATCACCGTGCCAGGCCGACGAATACAAGCGTACTTAAAATTGTACGCCACAGACGAACCGATGACATTCGCCGGGTCAGCAACGGAAGCGTCCCGATAATTCTTGACAAGCAGATTGAAATTCCGCTCGCCAGGAGTTTCGGTTGCACCAAGACTGACCGAGAAGATCGCATCCTTGCCGACAACGTATGTCGCATAGCCGACTTTGGCACCTGAAGGATAGGCCGCATACGTCGGAACCGTGGTGGTTTCGATGAAGCGAACTCCCGCAAGGTCGATCACTCGATAGCCCTGGATGCCCCGTAGCATGGTGTCCACACCGGGCTGTACGTGCTTCAGGATGTCGATAACTCCACCAATCGTATTGTCATTCAGTAGATCGTAGGCTGGGAAGGGATGGATGACGCCTGCGAACATGCCGTCTGTCTTCGATTTGATGTTGGCCCCGCGCTGGGACATGACCGCCTGACGAACGACAGCAGCAGAGAGAAATTCGTTGTCACCGAGGTCAATCGACGTGCCTGCAACAGCAGCCGCCACTTCAAACTCAGTGGAAGTCAGGGTATTCACAGTCAAAGCTGCGCGATAACCCAACTCCGCCGAATGTTCCTCCACCAGTGGGCTGATAGCGGTCTCTTCCACCAAATCGGAGAAAGAGATGAAGTCGAAGTATTGGTTGATGGTCACATCTCGTGTAACAGACGTGCCATACAGACCAGTGCCGACCGCGCCTTCAGAACCAGGAGTGGTGTTGGCCGCGAAAGTGTCATAGAGGTAAGAACGCAGGGTCTTGCCATTGCGATTAGGCAGGCGCTTGCGCTCTGTCGCGGCTTGGAACGGAAGATTGGCTTTCAAGTTCTCCACAGCAGTACGTTCATAATAAATGACGTTCTGGATGTGGGCGAGACTTGCTGTGCCAGTGGTAACAGATGAGGGTTGATAAGCCATTTAGAGTTCCTTAACTCTAAAGTTGAACCATCTTAAAATGGTTACTGAGAAACCTTGCCTGATTGCGCCTCGAATGCTCTGCGCTGAATCCGCTCACGCAGTTCAGGGAGGGGAATCCGGTAGGCTTCTTCGACAACCTGTGCAGTCTGGACGGGAACAGTCTCGGTGTGAGACTGGTCGGAAATCCCACTGCTCGCAGGTTTCTTTGGCGGGACACCTTCAATCCGAGAAGTGTCTGCCGGAGGTACAGGTTTGTCAGGAAATCCTCCTGACGTTTGAATCTCTTGGAATGCGGCTTCGAGCGTGTCTTGAAAATGCTCGGGGGAAGTATCTAGTCCCAGGCGCTCAATTACCACTCGAATCGCCGCGAAGTTCTTGGGTGTGGGCAAATAATCCGCCGCATGATCTTCGATAAACTCATTGGCGACTGTCCCACGCTCTTGCTCGGCTGCTTCGGCATCTTGGCGAAGTCGCAGCCGCTCGTTCATCTCGTGAAGTTTCTGCCCCTGCTCTTCAAAACGCGCCACCAAAGCGGTTGTGTCTTGCGCGAGAGTGAAACGCTCATCGGCGGTCAAAGGTTTGAAGGGCACAGGTTCGGATGTCGCAACCGCTGGTTTCGCTTGACGAGCGGCCTTCAATTCGCGGTTCTGCTGCCGAATCTTGCGTGTGGCGTTCATCTGAGCCTGAGTAAGTTTGTCTGCCACTTCTTCCATTGTCTTGCCTTCGAAGACCTGCTTGCCACTGCCATCGCCCAAATCAATCTCCCGCCGAAAAGCCTGTGGGGGGTTGACTTGGGGCTGAGCGCCTTTCGCAGCGTCACCCGGCAAAACAGGCGCTTTGTCACTCGTGTCCACCGGCGTAAGCGGGCTTTCACCAAACTCAACATTGAATGCTTGCTCAACTGGATTTGCTACTTGTTCCATCATGTCTCCTTTTTCGGTAATCCGACCGAAATTCCGGTTTCATTCGGATTCTCAGAACGTTTAATCCAATTGCAATTGGCACAAAGCAATTGGTATTTACCTGAATTGTTCTCAAGTATTCTTAACAAATAAGTGCGAGTGTCTGTACTATTAATTTCCTGCCTACCCCCACCATTAACATGGTCTACTTGGAGTGCTCGAATGTCAGAAAAACCACAGCGCACACATTTTCCGCCGAGTTTAGTAATGACATCAGCACGAAGAATTCTATAAGCCCGTTTATTCCATTTCTTATGATAGTCGGGGTGAGCATTCCACCATTTAATCTTGGCCGGACTCATCATGGGCGCTACCATGACTCCTTCATTAGATTGACAGGGCCGACAAGATCAGGATTCGTGTCAGCATTCGTGATTTCAGCAATCGCGTCTACCGCCACAATAATCTTGCGCTGCGTCTGTTGAAAAAACTCGCGCATAGTACGGGCGCGGCGATGCAGACTGAATAACGCGGCATCATCAGTGCCATTGTAATTCATCAAGGCGAACTCAGCTTGGACGACTTCTTTCTCCATGATGTCCAATACATCAGACCAACCGGCTGAGTGCAGCGTGTCTTGCAGTCTCAGTCCCTTTTCGTAATCCGCCTTCACCTGGACTTGCTCTAAGATCGTTGGCGTTGCGAGATTCATTATCCACCGCCTCCTCGGGCGATTTCCGGCTTGCCAAGAGCGCGGGCCTCGGCTTGCTTTAAGAGAGAACTGATAACATCGCGCCCGCTGCGAGCGATAGTTTCTTCCTCAAGAGTTTCGAGTTTGTCCTTTTGACCTTGCTGTTGCTGCTGCTGTCGGGCGATTGCCTGCTGAATCGCAGGATTGTTCAGCATAGCTCGCTGCTCTTCTTCCAAGTTGAACTTAACAACCACGTCTTGCTTATTCGGCCACCCACTCACCTGCCAGAGCATCTTAACCATTTCCCCGACATCAATCTTCTGACCTTGTTCCTTCAAGGCGGTCATTACCGGCTCAGTCAGCACAAACTGGAATAGCAGAGGCAACACCTGAGTCATGGTGCGTTTCTGTTGCAGATGTGCTCCGGCTAGAATCTCGTAGTGGCCCTGGACGTTCAGCAAATCAACCACGTCGCCTGAGTATGCCACATTGAGTTCATCCGAGAGGATCGCCTTGAGTTGCGCGGGTTTGAGATTCTTGCGGTTCATCATGTGAAACGCTTCGAGAGTCGGAACGAAGACTTGGCGAGCAAGGTTCTCTACGAAATACTGGAGCTTGGAACCGACACCCGCCGTCAGCATATTCACGCCGGTCGCCGTGCGTGTGACACTCGATTTCTCCGAAGGCATCGCGCCTTGGACGGCAATCTCATTCGCGCCAGTTCGACGTTGTGCTCGGCTGTCTGAGTTGGCAATGATACTGAGGGCTTCCATCGGTACAGGTTGGCGCGGTAACAGGGCAATGCCCCCCTCTTCATCTGTATCAATAACTCCGCCAGGACGCATTCGAATCTGTGTCGAAGGAACATTAGAACCGCGCTTGCGAATGAACATACCATTCAAAGACAATGAGAAATCGTCAAGAAAACCGTTTATCACACCCTGTTGAATGCGCTGTTCCCCGCCGATGATATGTGCGACCCCTAGACCATCGAAGGTGCCTAGTACGTCGATAAACGGCACGGAGACATAAGGAATCTTGCGCCACTTATTTACTTCCTTGCGAATGATGACCTTACGTTGTAGAACCGCATAGACATAATCATTATTTGTATATTCAATTACTTCTAGCGGTTGCCGGTAAGGATCAATGGTTGTCGGTTTCGCTCGTGATTCAGCCCTGAAATCCTGGTTGACATCCAGTGAGGAGGATTCAAGAGTCGAGGCTTGAACAGGTTCTTTTGGCTCGAAGAACAGTTCGAGTAGTTTGCTTTCGTCAGGAATATCATAGCCTTCCTGGTCACGCCATTCGTTCAGTTTAGAGAGGGTGACGTAAATACGATGGATAACGTAATGAGCGTTGCGAATGTCAGAACGACGTAGGCCAGGATCAACAAGAATATGGCGGCGTTCAACCCACTCGAAGGTCGGCTGATTGATTTCTCGCTCTGTCTCCACTTCCTCAAGTTCATCACTGCCTTTTTGGGGCATGGTCATGCCGCCCACAGCAAGAGGCTGAAATTGCTCGGGGGCTTTGCGGCGCATTTCCACAACTTTCTCGGTATGGGTCTTCCAACCCCACTTGCCAATGCCTGTACCATATTGCAGAGTTGATTTCGTCAGAAGTCGAATTTGCTCCTTGAAGTCCGCGCGATTCAGTTCCCAACTGAGAACCGCTTCGTTGGCGCGAGCCGCGTCCATCTTGGTTCCAGGGCGCGGCTTGAACAGGAAAGGCGGCTCATCCCCGAAGATGCCGGTCATTACTTGGGGCAGCAGAGACTCGATATGTTCGAGTACCACCGGCATTCCCAGGTGGGCGCGTTCGACCAGAGTGCCTTCCCAATACTGGATGGGCACGCGGAAGAGGTAGAGCCGTTCGCATTTGTCCCAATCGGTGAGGATGTCACGGGACATCACCCAACTTTCAGCGCGATTCAAGTCCTGAATGACTTGTTTGAGAATGGCAAGGTTGTCTGGCGTGCTCGGATAGACCGCGACTTCTTCCTTCGTCAGCGGCTCTTGTTCTTTACCGGGCGGCGTCAGGTTCGGAAGAATATCTTCTATGAGTGCCATGTTTGTTTAGCCACACAACCCCGCGCCCAAAGCACCGTCTTCCCCACGCACAGGAGCGGAGATAAACTCGATTTGATCGGCGGGAATCTCAATGTCAACGCAACTGCGATAGTTCAGCAGCATGGAGATCGCGTCGGGAATGTCATTGCGGCGGTACTTAGGAAAGCGAGTGAACTCCTTGATTAAGTCTTCGCGGCAAGGAATGGCTGCGGAGAAATACAAACCGCATCGCTCATTCTTACTTTCGTGCAGCAAAGGATGAAGCCCCGCAATGCGCTCGACCTTCTTGACCAGCGGCGAGGTCGGCAACCAGTCAATCGGGGGTAGAAGAATGCGCCGGTCACGCGCCGTCAAGGTCAGGCCAGGAAGCGCGAGGTCTGACCCCGCTGCTTTTTCCACCCCCATGCGCGAGGGTCGCCAGCGTTGGATAGCTTTCAACATACTGTCGATGAGTTCATAGGGAGAGAAACGCCCACGAAATAAATCCAGAATGAAAAGCTGGCCGAACTCATTGAATCGTCCCACCGCCCCCACAGAGAAATCGCTGTATTCCTTGCGGCTGAATCCCAAGTCCCAGGTCAGAAAAGTGCGGCCCAGCACTGGAATCTGTGTCACCGGGATGGTATGCGCGACAATCATTTCCTCACTGAAATGTTTCTGGTCTGGGGGAGTCGGGTCGTTCAAATACTGGCAGGAGAAGATGTAGGGATCGCGGTGCCGTTGCGTTTCCAGCCATTCAATAGTGAATCTCTCAGGGAAGACCAAGGTGATTAGACTGTTCAGATTGCCCCAATCCCCGCTGACATGAACAGCGCGTTTGAAGACCTTTACTCTGCCGCTTTCATTGTTGTCGATGACCCAGCCGTAGAGGTCGCTGTGATCGTAGCGTGTGCCTATGACATCGCGGTAGCCGTAAGGTTCGAGCAAAGGTGTGGTGTAATTGTAGGCTATGATGGTCTTTTCAATCTGCTCAGGCGTGCCAATGTTTGTCTCGTTCACCAAGTCATCGCACTTGATAACATCGTAGTGCGAACCGGCTTTGACTGAATCGACAGTGGAGACAGAGACAGTTGGCTCGCGGAGATAGGTCGCTTTCCGTGCCGGAACTGTGAACTCTTCCTGTGTGCCAAATTCCTTGTTCTGTGATGGAGCATATTCAGGGAAAAGATCGCGGAGCACGGAATTGCTGCGGAAATGTTCCTTACATTCCCACAACATGCGTTTAGCCAAACTCAAAGAGCCGGTCATAAAGTTGAGGCGCACATCGGGGAAATTGAGAATCCATTGAATCGCATCGCAGATGTCGATAGTGGTCTTGAAAGTCCCGCGTGAATCGAGAATCAGGCGTTCTTTGACCTCATCCTGCTCAGCAATCGGCTTTGTACAGTCTTTGTGAACAAACATATCGCAGACAGGTTGATGAACACGCTCGACCATATCGCGGTAGCCGAGGACTTCCTTACTGAGCCAGAACAAGTCCGTCCGCGCTCGATGCCGCAGGGCTTCGTACTGTTCCTTATTTGCCGTTGCCATTGTTGATTAGTAATTCACTCTTGCGGGCACTACCTGCGGAACTTCCGAAGTAATAGGCAACAATCGTGGCCCAAGCGGTGCCAAGAGAGCCAATCATCAGCATCAGGGCATCATGCGCTTCAGGAGGAACGCCGTGAAAGAATAGGATACTTAGGATTCCAAAGAAGCCCCCAGTCACAACTACAGCCAGCGTCTTAGGTGTCCAATCACGAACCGCAACTTCTCGTTGTCGTGCGCTGGCTCGATCTTCGGCGGCAATCCGTTCCAATTCTTCAACATTTTCAAAGCCTAGCTCTTGCATTCGGACTTGAAATTGCTGGTCTAGTTCACGGAGTTTGATAATCTGTTCAGGTGTCGCCCCTGCGATGGCTTGGGCGACTGAATCAATGGTAGGCGCAACATCTTTGCCCACGATCTGACCAATCTCTTTCGCTGCTTGCCCGACCAGTCCAGGGATTCCGCCTGTAACAACAGCACTCAACCACGGTATGACTTTCTTGAAAATTGAACTGAGATTGGCCATTATCTTTTCCCACTGAGAATGCGCTTAGCTTTGCCGCCAAGGGTCTTGACCTCGATTACCTTGTTCTTGCGAAACGCCAGACGAACTTTCTTTCCGCTTGGATAAACTTTCCACCTGTACCTAACTCCAGGGCCGAGGGGCATTGGCTTATTCCTTTGTTCCTAGCTTCTTCGTGACCCTTTCGATCCGTGCTTCTTCGGATGGTTCACGTGCCGTGCGGGTTTTGTAACCGAAAAGAGTCGCCGCCGAATTGAGTGCATCCACCCGCACAGGCGGGACAACATTCGGGTCAGCGCCGATACGGTAGAGAGACATAGCGATATTTTCAGCAGTGGGGATATGTTGACCGTCAGCGTAGAAGAGAATTTCCTGAATCTCAGGTCGATGGCGAAGGCGACGTGCAATGGTTTGGGCGGAGTGCAACGAGTTGACATTGTAACTCCCTTGGACTGCGGCGACCCAATCGCGTCCGTTGCTGAGGTAGGTATCCAATGCACGGCGCTCCTGCGCGGTAAGTAGTTGGTAGATTTCAAGTGTACGAAGCTCATCTAGTTCCATGACTGATTGCTGAATGCTTCCTAGTACACCTTCCCACTCAGAGTGTTCAATTGCAGGCAACTGGCCACTACCGTTCCTCCGGCGTTCTTTGCGCGATAGGTATAGAATGATTCAGGTGACAGTCCCGTCAATGTGGCTGTGCCATCTCCGGCAATCGCTACTGGCGGCATCTCGTAAACCCCACAGGTTGTCGGGGCCTTCCACGGTGTCGCATCACCACCGCTGGCCAAGCCGTATTCGACCGTGCCGGAAGTCAATCCCGCCGCGCCCACCACCACGCTCATCGTCGCGGGACTCGCCATGAAGTCGTAGATTCCCGTGGTCGCCGCGAATGTGTACTTCTTATAGTTGTCGGTGAAGTTGCCGAAGGTCCGCTTCTCGCCGCCGTAGGGGAACGCCTTGGTGCAAGCCGGAAGGCTATTGCGGACGGTCGCGCAGGGCACCTCCATGATGGTCGTCCAATCCAGCGTGCCCGAAGCCGTTACCGCCTCGACGCCGTTGTAGGCGTTGTCGTAGGCGTACTCGCCACCCCATTCCATCCAGGTCACGGCGTTATCAACCACGGTTGCAAAAGGAGTTGTCGGCCAAGTGGGTTCCGTCGTCGCATGGCTCTTTCCGAGAGTCGTCTTGCATTTCCCGCCATAGGCACGGTAGACGTGGCCATTGGGTGCCGTGGGCCGAACGGTGGCACAGTAGGTATAGGTCGTGTTTGCCGCCCAGGTCGTGCCCTTGCCAGCGGTAATGAACCCATAGGCGCGCAACTCGTCCGGGTCGTCGCGGAACCCCCAATTGTTTTGCCCGATGGTGGTGTATTTTCCCGCCGAGGTTCGAGCCGAGAAAGTCTTCTGAATCATGGCTCCGAGTTCATCAGCACGATGCACTTGGCTGCCACCCGCGAAACCTAGTCCGGTGCTTGTAGCTGTCCCAGGAAATGAGGCTGAGGTGTCCTCAAACAATGCGCTGTCACCCTCTGCTGTGCGCCACCGGGAGATGAATCCGCCCGCTGAAGTGAACTCGCCGACGTTGATGACACTATCAGGCGTACCCCGCCAGATATCCACCAAGCCCGCTGCGCCTTTGACCAGATTCACCTGGTCGGAACCGAGCGCCTCTTCCGTCATCACCATGAGCGACGGGAAGGCGTTCTTGATGCGCCGCGCTAGAACCTCGAACCTTCGCATGGCCGTGAGGCGTTTGAACTGCGCCAAGTCCTCGCGCACGTTGTTGTTGATCCCGGTGAACCGCTTGACGTAAGTGCAACTCGTGGTCGAGGTATCGGAGAGTGGCGCGTAGCTTGGAGTTCCACTGCCGCCCAGCCAGGCGTTCGCCCCGTTCTCATCCATGAAGCCAGTTGAGGCTGGCGCCCCCGTCAACTTCCACGCCACCAGCGCATAGCGCAGATCGGTGTAGGATGGGCAGGCGGCACTCAGAGTCACAGAATTGGGAGCACCCGCCACGCTACTGATGGTGTACTTGGTAACGCCCGAGGTGGCGGTCGTCCCTGCGGCGTTCATCGCGTAAACTAGATATCCCACCGCCGCGTTGGTGAATTTGCCGGTGTCGGTCAACTCCGAGCCCGTGCAACTCACTGGCTGGCGATAGTGTGGGCCGATGCGGAAAAGGCAGTCGGTGTGGGGATCAACCGTCCAGGCAGTCGTCAACGTAACTTCCGATGCGCTGACGTAGGCCCCGATGCGGCGAATTTGCCCAATCATCGCTGCCGAGCAGCCGCCGCCTCCACCATCGCCAGTGATCTCCGCCATTGACCCACGATCATTGGCTGTGAAGGGATTATCGGTGGCGTCTTTCAGCGCTGTCCCGGTCGAGCCAGTCGTGACATGCTGGCCGGTGTGTGAACCCTCGGCGAGGATGTTATCCACCGCCACCTGGCCCCAACTCGTGTAGTTCGACCCCCAAGAGGCATTCAGCGAGGCCAGGGCGGTGAGCGCATCAGCGCTGATGTAGCTGAAATCATCATAGGTCGGCAGGTCGGTATCCGTCTTGATAGCGAATCCCGAACGCTGGCCCGGAGTTGTGCCGGTGGGGAAGTCATACATCCAGTTCAGCGTGACGGTTCCGCTGCCATTCACCCGGCAGATAATCGGCCCCATATTCTTGCAGTTGGGGTCGTAGAGGTACCGCAACGCCCTACGGATGCCTGCGCGATGATTGTTGACGGAGTTGATGGTTCGCGCCGCATAAGGATAAGTACGCACGCCGCTACCATTCCGATTCGCGGGGATGAAGGGCGCGGAAAGCATCGCCATCAGGCCGATATCAAAATGGGTGTTGCATGGCCCCCAACCTTGCCAGCCATCTGATTCACCCGTGTCGAGAATAGGGTTCCACGGGGCATTCAGTTCGCTCCCCATCGTGCCGTAGACCGAAGAGGAGAACGAAGAGATGTCGAGACCAGCGATGATGTCTCCGACCGCCGCTTCGTAGCGGGGGTCCCACACATCCGGCCAACCTGCGGTGTAGAAATCGGAGCCATCGAAGGTGTTGCCAAGGGGTTGGTCATATTTGGTGTAGAACGGGCTGGCCGTGGTTCCTGCGGTAATCGCAAACGCCCTACTGCCCCAACTGGTTTCGATGGGCACGTAGGTGTTGGTGTAGGTCGTCCCGTCGCCGAGTCCCGCATTCTCCTCGTAGCCTGTTTGCGGATTCATCTGCCAGGATTTCGGGCAACCCCAGCCACAAAAGTTGATCCCCCAAGCCTTTACCCGTAGCGTGTTGTAGTAGGCCGATGGAGCAGTCCCGCCGTACTTAACGGTGTGGACTGAAACCGGCGTCGAGGTCAAATTGATATTACCAATCGAGAAGATGTATGCCAGATGCCCGAGCGGGTTAATCCAGCCCCGCCGGTTGCCCACGTCCGTCACGTAGGGCGTGTCCCAAATCGAGTAGCTGGCCCCCACCTTCCCGACTGACGCGGCGTTGATGCTGGGGTAGGTCGAGCCATTCAGCATCGCCGTCGCTTCTACGCTGAGCGTGTCGCTGGTGTTGTCCAGGATGCGCCAGCACATCAGCCCCTTTAGGCGTTGCGGGGCTGTGCCGCTTGGAGGCGCGGCAGAGTAAACCGCCAAGGGGGTATCCACGTTTGGCGAGACATAATAGTAATACGTCGCCTTCAGGGTGTTCGATGAATCACTGGCCAGGAACGCGAATGGTGCAGGCGACTCGATGGTGAGGGTGGTGCCTGAGATGCCGTTCACGCGCGCCCAGAATTCCTTGACCGTTCCTTGGGCAAAGACAATCCATCTGCCTTTGACAATGTTCGTCGCGGCGGCCACGGTGAAACTGGTGTCCCCCACGGCAGAGTCAGTAACCGTCGTGTTCACCGCACGGGGTATAAACTGGTGCGCCGTCCACGCCCTCGCACTGTCAGTTAAATGAGTGGCGTCGGGAAATGAAGTCACCGTGCCGCACTTCGAGCAGGCGTTGGTGGACCCTGGTGAGAGTGCCGTGTCGCCGTTCCAGACGTCTTGCGTCACCTGGGCGCGCAGCGGCACCGCCAGGAACAGACCGAGAATAAAGAGGCGCTTAATCATCAACGCTCCACGATGAAGAGTTTCGGAGTCAATTTATCGGTAGCCGCCACCGCGAAGGTCACTTTCAAAACCACGGCTCCTGTGGTGTCTTCGGCGGGGGTGGCGAGCAAAGCGGAGTAGCTTGTACTCCCTACGCTGCTCAGCGCTTGGAATAGGCTCTGGGCATTCGTTACCCCCGCATTGTTACAGACCCGCACGGCTGAGTAATAAACCCCGGTGCTGGTAGAGACCGATCCCGAAGTCGCGGTCGAGCCGAAGTACCATTTATAGGTTGTGCTGGCGGTTCCAGTGGTGTGCTGCGCGAAAACCTGAGCACGGATGCACCCACCAGCCACAATCGTACCGGCGGGAACCGTGTAGGTAAAAAATGTTAGGTCGGTCGTGTCCCCGGTGATTTCCGCCGCTGCATCCTGTTTGTTGAGGATGGGGTCGGTGCAGGTGATAACACCCGCCGCGCTCACCGCCGTCACCCGCCGCCCTGCCGCGCAGGTGGCGGGTTGCACGGCGACCGAGTCGGCATTGGGAATGGTGAAGGTGCGCGCGCCTGTGGGGTCGGTGACGGCCATGGTGGTGGCGTTTGTGCCTACCGTCGCCCCATCGAG